ACTGCTTTGTTTGTGGCGCCTAACGCTAGTCTTACTACTCATTCAATTGTTATTCCTGCAGATTCTTTATTCAATCTTCTATGGATTCGTAAGTTTGCTTCACTTCCTGCACCAAAAGCCACACAGAATGGTAAATATGATAATGCTTATTTGCTTAGGCATGGCATTATATTATACAATTGGGTGTGGGACACAGCGCATTTAATGCACTCATGGCATTCAGAACTTCCGAAGGATTTAGCATTCATTAATGCTTTTGTTCTTCGGAGTGTTCAATATTGGAAAGATCTTGCTGACACTCATGATCTTGAACAATATTATAGATACAATGCAACAGATGGATGGGCAACTGTAAATGCCCTAATTGCATTGATTGAAGAAATGCCTGACTGGGCGAAACGGAACTATGTTCTAGAGTTCCCAGTTAATTTTCCTTGTATTCTCTATGAAATGACAGGAGAGAAACGAGATGAAGAAAGGCTCAAAGAAAAGAACGCCGAGGTATCGGCTAAAATTGCTAAGGCGGAGATTTCTCTCAGGAAGATGGTCGGGAATGCATCTTTCAACTCGAACTCGCCGAAACAGGTTAAAACCTTACTTACCATCCTCGGTTGTGAAGATTTGGCTGAAATCTCCTCAGATGAAATCCATCTTAAAAAGGCGATACTGCGTCATCCCCTCAATCAACGTATTCTCACTTCCATTTTAGATATTCGTGGATGGGTAAAATTAGTTTCCACGTATCTTCAAGTTGGAGAGAAAGCAAAAGAATATTCTGGTAGACTTCTCAGTGCAATGAATCCACATGGAACTGATACTGGACGTTGTGCTAGTAGAGAACATCATTTCTGGTGTGGATTTAATCAACACAATATTCCAATTCGCGAAGGTCCAATTGTTAGAGAAACCTATGTTGCAGATAAAGGGTTTCTTTATGCAGAGTGTGATCTCTCAAAAGCTGAATCCTGGGATACTGCATATATAAGTGGATCTAAAAAGATGATTATTGCGGTATCATCGCCGCAAGATTTTCACGCAGTTAACGCCTCCCTGTTCTTTGGTATTTCTTATGACAAAATCTTTGACGATAACACCAGAAAAGTTTTGGATAAGAAGCTCCGTGATCTCGCAAAGAGGACAAATCATGGAGCAACGTACAACATGGGAGCCCAAGTTCTCATTGATACAATGGGTGAAGATAAAATCGAAGAAGCAAGAAAACTTTTGCGTCTATCGAAGCTTTGGTCTCTTACTCAAGTTGCGTTATATCTACTTGAATGTTTTCATAGAGCGTACCCAGATATCAGGGAAGTTTATTATCCGTATGTGGTCGCTGAAATCGTCAAAAAGAAGGTGTGGATTTCCAGGGTATACCATCATACGCCTTATAATGAAGCCAATTACCCAAATGCCAAAGAATACATAGAAGATGGTGATTGGACTAGATATTGTTTTGGCCATCCTGATAAGAATAAGATGGATCTGAATTCTTATGTTGCGCATCCGCCGCAATCTTTAAATGCGAGAACTCTGAATGAAGCTTATCTCTTGGTCTTTACCGAAGTTGCACTTCCGGAGGCAGGAAATTTCAAACTCGGTCCTCAGATACATGACAGTATTAAGTTCCAATTCAGAGACGGCTATATTCATCTCGCTCAAAAAGTCAAACAACTCATGGAGATTCCTGTTACCATTAAGAGTATCGACAACGTATATCGTACTTTCACTGTTCCCGCCGACCTTAAAATGGGAAAGGATAATAAGGGCGTCAAATACTGGAGTGAAACAGAATGAGATTAACACAACACCCAAGTAACAATGGTGTACTTTCAGCACCAAAAGAACTATCTCATAATGAATGTTCTGCTGCCCCCATAACACGTGTACAATATAGTGATGGTAGTATGGAGGTACAAACTTATTGGGAACCAACAGCACTTGAAATTCGAGCACTTCAACAAGGTAAAAAAGTTCGTGTAGCAGTTTTAGGTTTTACAATGCCTCCAATTCGTGTGGAGATTGAAGAATGATTCCAGCTACAGATAAGATTCTAATGAACGTAACCTACATTCATGAAAGATCTGGAGGTGTTTATAGAACTGTTCTCATGCTTGTAGATTTTAAAGGTAAAACTAAATGGATTCATGAGCCTGTAGTTGTATATCAAAAACTAGTTAGTTCATTATTCTACGGTAAAACTGAATCTGAATTTCGTAAAACTTTTACTAGGACTATATCACATGGACGAATCTGAAACAATTCCTTATCCACAGGTGTCTATATCTATTAGATTAAAACCAGATTCTGCCTGGTTCACTGCGTATATCAGTGTGTTAGAATATCATTCTTTTCTAGCTACTGGAGCGAGTAATGGAATTGAAGCGTTTGAAATTAAGGTAGTAGAATGGAATTCTGAAAACAATGAATTCCACGACTGTTATATAATTTTTAATCCAACCACAAAGTCTTGGAGAATTGGGCATGACACTTGATATACGAGGTGTTCCATTTTTTAAGGACGGTATTTTAGATCAGGTGACAATTCATTTAAATACACCTGAAGCAATTCATTCTTTTATTCATGACATTATGAATAAGGCGCTTAATTGCGGTGAAGATTTACCACCAGAATGGAAGGAATTAGCTGATAGAATTGAGCTTGGTAGCAGCAGGCAAGATTATTATAAACAACAAAAGACACGAACTAAAGTTATAGAAACTCAGAAGGTAATTCTTACAGAACCATTACCAATTTGTTCTGAATGTGGACAAAAAGGTTATGGTCATATGTATAACTGTCCGGCGATTCAAAAGAAATAGCCAATGGCTGATTTCATCTCTGACTATCTGCATTTTTGCAGAGGAACAGAGGTTCCAACATTCTATCGACGATGGTGTGCGATAGCAGGATTAGGTGCATTGTTGGAAAGACGAGTTTGGTTACCATTTGGAGCTGATAAGATATATGCAAATTTATTTGTAATGTTAATGGGAGAATCTGGTGCAAGAAAATCTACAGCCATTAAACAATGGACACAAGTTATGTCCGAAGTTGGTTATGAAAATTTTGCCCCAAAGAAGAATTCTGAAGAAGGTTTCATTATTAAACTCTCTGAACTCTCTGGAGCAGGAATTTCCGGAGAAGAAATGCTCAATCATAATCTTGGATTCAATGGTACAGATATATTGGCCGACGCAAATATCTTTGTTGCAGCCGATGAGTTTAACAATTGGATCGGAGAAGGAAACATAAATTTTGCTTCCTTCCTTGGAGATATGTTTGACCATAATGGAATCTTCGAATATAAATTAAAAAATTCAAAACCAGTATTTTTTAAGAATGCAACAATTACAATATTAGGAGGTAATACACTTTCAAACCTAATGCGATGTTTCAAGCCTCATATGCTTGAACAAGGATTCTTCTCTAGAATGTTATTTGTATATTCAGAAAAAAGAACAGATAGAATTTATAAGCCTCATATACCGACCGCTGCAGAAAGATCAGTTGTTCATAATCACTTGTTAACTCTCATGACAAATTGTATAGGTGAATATGAGATTGAACCTGAGGCAGATAAATTATTGGAAAAGATTTATACCACACAGAAAGATATAGATGATATTAGATTCAAATCCTATTCTAACCGTCGATATATTCATCTTCTTAAGCTTGCTCTTATACATTCTATTAGTGCTGGTGATAGCAAGATTTCTGCCATTTCAGTTCTCAGAGCCAATACAGTTCTCACATATACTGAAATGTTTATGCCTAAAGCTCTGGGAGAATTTGGGGCATCTAAACATTCGTCGGTAGTCAATAAAGTTATTCAATACATTGATGCCGCGGAAAGTGTAGTATCTTTTACAGATATTTGGAAACAAGTTCACCAAGATTTGGATAAAAGAACTGAACTTTCAGAGATTCTTACAAATCTTGCGGCCGCAGAGAAAATACAAATGATTCAATCCTTAGGTTTTCTCCCAAATAAAAAACCAATTGATGAATCACATTTAGGTCTTGTTGATTATTCATATCTTACTGAGGAAGAAAGAAGGAAGAAATTATGAGTTCATTAATGTGCCCTTCGTGGGTTTCTGTTCCATTAAAAAACAATGATGGTGAAAGTGTCACTTTTGTTCCAATTCGGTACGATCAGTTTGTTCGTAAGCTTTTTAAGATCCAATCTGATTATAAAATGCTCAGTCATGCTGCCCGCGGAATTTGTTCTGAGGCTGGTGAAATTACTGATTGTCTTAAGAAACATCTTGATTATGAACAAGAATTAAACATTACAAATCTTATTGAAGAAATTGGTGACATGAGATTTTATTTACAAGCAATTCAAAATTTTTATGGAATCACAGATGATGTTGTACTTCAAGCTAATGCAATGAAATTATCTATACGGTATCAAAACCTGGAGTATTCAGATGAACAAGCCAGACTTCGCAGAGACAAAACCGATGGAGATAACCCCTCAACATCCTAATATCTTTGATTTTTTAGAACAAAATATGGAATATCTAACTGCTGATATGGATCATGAAATATTTGATCCAACAACAGGATCAACATTAACAGAAGATTCAATGACAGACGTTAAGTGTGGAGGTTGTTCTGAATTATTATCTTTGGGACAACACATTGCATTTGGTTTATGTTATGCTTGTTGTGAAGAAGCTTTTAAGGATTGCTCATGAACATTACTGTAGATAACTCATTCATTGAGGTATTAGATCATGGATATGTTCGTTTGGTTGATTCAATGGGTTCTGATCTTAGTATTGTGCGTAGCGCTCGCGTTTCTTATTCTGCTGATTGGCGATCTGGCGATGATGAGAAATCGGATGAAAAACTTTTACGCTTCCTCTGGCGGAATAAACACACGTCCCCGTTTGAGGCTGTGGAGTTCCAGTTTGAAATTAAATGTCCTATTTTCGTTGCTCGTCAGTGGCATCGTCATCGGACTCAATCATACAACGAAGTGAGTGCAAGATACACGGAACTGCCTGAAGAATATTATGTTCCTGACACAATTGTTATTGGTAAACAAGATGAAAAAAATAAACAATCTAGAATGATATCTGCTTCTGTTTCTAATGAATATGGAGATTCAATTTACATTGTAAATGAACACCATAAAAATTGCTTTGAATTGTATAAAGATCTTTTAAAGAATGGATGGCCACGTGAACTCGCAAGATCAGTTTTACCTATGGCTACTTATACTCGTTTTTTCGCTAAATCTAATTTGCGCAATTGGCTTCATTTCCTTGAATTACGTCTTGATTCTCACGCACAATACGAAATCAGAGTGTACGCAGAAGCAATCAAAACCCTCATTCGTCCAATCATTCCTGTAACTTGGGAGATTATGTATGGGTAACATTACACAAGCTCCAGTTGTTTATTGCAACAATTGTAAGTTTGCACGAGTTATAAATGACAATAATTTTACTTGTATGTTAAATCCTCCTACTCCTTATCCAATTATTAATCAAGTACCTGGTTTAGATCCTAAAATTGTTAAAGTAGAAATTCAAATCATATCAATGAGACCTCCAGTAATAGGAACTGATTTTTGTGTTTATGGTAGAGCAAAATCTGAATCGGAGTTAGTGCGATGAATGCAATGATTATGGTTGATATTGAAACATTGGGTACAAAACCAAATACTGTAATTCTTTCAATTGGAGCAGTTTATATTAGTCCTGAATTGTTGGTTAGTCATGAATTTTATCGGATTATTGAGAGAAAACAATCACAAGCAGACAGGCATATTGATATTGATACATTAGAATGGTGGATGCAAAAAGAAAATATTGATAAATATCCTAAAACAGATACTCAATCTCCTTTCTTATCTGAAGCTCTTTATCAGTTTAATGTTTGGTTTGAGAAGGTATCTAGTACCAACAATATTACTGCTAATAGTATAGAATTTTGGGCTAAAGGAACTGATTTTGATTTTACTATTCTTCGTAATGCATATGAAGGTCGAGGACTTAAAATTCCTTGGGTATACAATACGATGCGAGATTTAAGAACTGTATTAAAGAGAACGCCAAAAACTGCTTACACTCCTAAAGAAGATAATCCTGAATTACATAATGCATTAGGTGATGCTAAATTTCAAGCAAGACAGTTGATTGAGGTTCTTATTTGGGAACATTCAAATGCCAATAGTTCAATTCCCTGAAGCATTTATTGAATTTGGCCGAGAAATTCATCAACATCCAGATTTAATGGAAGCAATCAATGCAATGGAGGATAAAGACTTTCCTCTACAAATTGCTCAAGCTGCTGCATATTGTCAGATTGCATTAGACGGAGTTTATACCCAAGCTGAACTTGTAGGAATTTGTGAAGTTATTATTCGAAGACTTAAAGAGAAAAGAACTTCATTAATCTTACCAAACGAACATGGTAACTTTGATCTTCATTAATTCAATAGATGCAAAAAAGCCCACCATAAAAAGTGGGCTTTTTCATTTGTGGAAAAAATTATTTTGGTAATTTTGCTTGAGCTGTTTTCGCTGATTTTTGTAATCTAGTATAACGAATAATTTCATCTTCATTAATAGAATTACATTTCTCATCCACAGCAATAAATGGATTAATAATTGCAGCAAGACAAGTAGCAGATGGTCGATGACCAGAAACAATTACTCTACCTTTTGGAACTAATTTTCCATCTTCAAAACAGTTCCAAACATACCAAGTTCCAGAAGTTGTAGTTCCAACAGTGTAAGAAGTGCCAGAACCGCCCCATTCAATTGGAATGCATGCAGCATATGAAAGCAATGGAGCACATAGGAATAATGATGCGATTAATGTTTTCATCCTGAAATCTGCCCTAAGTATGTGCCAGTGATGCCTGTTGCCATAACTTTTTTGGGAACAACATCAAGAGTTTGTGTTGGAGTCATTGCAATTGTAATACTTGCGGATTCTAATCCAGTAGTTGCATCAATAACACGAAATACCAAATTACCTGCTGTAATACAAACAACACGAGTATAATACGGCTGATCGACTGCATCGTCTGGAACAATGATTTTCCCGTGTTTGTACGTTGGAAAAGGTGCACTCATTATTTAGCTCCATTCTTAGCTTGAATCATGTTAGTGATAAATGGCATAATGTTGGTAACGGCGCGTTCACCAAACAAAAAGCCGAGGACTAGAAAATTAACAACCCAAAATGCATTTGAGATAATTGGATCGTCTAGTTTCCAACTTGCAGAGAATACTTGATAATCTAGAAGAATTGTAGCAAATCCCCAAACTGGTCGCTGAGAGCCGCGCAAAAATAACATTACTGCGCCAAGAACTGGAATTGATTTCAAATCTGAGGCAGTACCCTCATACATTGCAATTCGTTCATTCAACGTTTTCTCTGCTTCATTTTGAGCTTTATTGAATTCAATAGCACGTTGTAATTCAATTTGTTGGGCGGCGAGTTGAATGTTTGCTTTTTGTTCTGGACTCATGTCCGGAGGAAAGTAATCTTTAATTGTATCAACGATTACTTTACCTAATCCACCAGTTGCAATTTCAGCTAGACCAGCAAAGAAGCTCATGTTAGTTTCCTTGTGCAGTGGCTTGTTTAATCTTCTCACAAACAACTGTTGACTTATCTCTTAACAATTGGAGTAATCGATTCTTTGTCATTACAAGTAGAATTGCTGGATTCCCAATTTCCTCAACCATTGCTACAAGATAATCATCTAGCTTTGTTTGAACGTTAATACCTTCTGGAGCAATAGAGTAAGAAATTTGAGGATTATTCCAGTGACGAGAGATAACAACTTTATCAACCATATTAGAATCCTACGTAGTAAGAACAATTTCCACGATTAAGAACTGCTGCACCGGCCGCAGGCATTACAATAGTTGTTGCAGTGTTTGGTACTAATGATTTTAATGGTACAGTTGGTTGCATATCAATATCTTCAACTGTTCCTCCAGCGATCATTGCATTACCATTACTCCATGCAGGAGTACCTGGAAGATTAGTAGATGTGATAATTAATGTAGCACTACCTGCAAGTGCAGCAGTTGCATTTCTACGGCAATTGAGATATGTGATATAATGGAACATTCCAACACCGGCCGCTGGAAGTGTAATTGTTGCAGCAGTATTTGCAGCAGCAGTTACCGTAACATGCAAAGTGGCTGGAATCGGTCTGCCAAAAATGATTTGATCTGCAATAGATGTCCGCATTGCAACTGCAACAGATCCAGATGTGAATGCAGATACGCGAATGCGAACTCTACGATATCCTGATACACCAATTGTGTAGGAACCGGAACCAGTAGTTGCGTAAGTTACTGAAGGAACATATTGTTCTTGTGTGATTACTGCAGCAAGTAGTTGCTGATTTGCAAACATTGGAATGGAGAAATAATTTACTCCATCAATTGAAACTTCTGCAACAACAGTTAAAACGGCCGCAGCAGTTCGTAAATCTACAAGACATGTAGCTTTACCATTTAGGTCAAGTAATACTTCCGCATTGAGTGCGTTAAGAGTATTAACTGCAGTTCTAGCATCAACATTTACTTGCCCATTAATTTGGTCCAATTCCCCTTGAAACTCATTACCTCTTGCATCAAATAATACAGGCATTTTTTATCCTAACATGTAGAAGAATTTGTATGGACCACCAACTACTTCATTGTTCTTTGATCTAATACGGAAGTTAAAAGAACCTGCTGCTACACTTTCAACATTCCAGTCAATGTCTTCTGGAGAATTAGTATCTAGATCAGTATAATGACCAGTAGATACTAATACTTTAGAAGCTCCAGTAACTGAAGCATCAATAACATTGAATACTTGATCTACCGTAGGATAAGGACAATCTGCTGTAAAAGCTGCAATTGTAGCAGCACCGCCGCCACCACCAGCAATTGTTATTGTTGCAACACCTGCAACTACTGTAGCAACAACGCCAGCACCCACAAAATTTAAAGTGTATGCAAATCCTTGTGCTAAACCTTCATCTTGAATTGCTGGTGGTCGAGGGTTAAGAACTGTCATTGGAATTCTTGAATAGATAAAGTAGAGGCAGCAGCAGAGGCAATTGCTGTAATTTCACCAATAGTAAATGTGTAATCGTCCATTACCCAAGTACCGAAGGGTGTCAATGTAATTCCACTATTCAATACTGCAGCAGAACCATCAAGACCAAATGAAATAGTATTAACTGAAAGATTAACAAATACTGCACCTTTTCTATCCACATTTGCAGCAAGTGCTGTTGCTGAAGCTACACCTACAGAAGCAGTTGCAGGAGAATTTCCAATTAAATCTGTGACTGGTTTATATACAGTAACCAGTCCACCAAGTGCAACTGTTACTGGAATAGTTTGTGCAACAATAGAAACCTCTATTTGAGATTGATTTGAGGCAATGGTAACTGGAAAAGATTCCGCCATTACTTTCTGACCTAAAGATACAGGCATCCTCTCAAATGCCCATTTTACCAATCCTCTAAGTTTACCAGAAATAGTTCCAGCAACATCTGTAATTACTGCAGCATCTGTAGTTGCACCTTCTGCAATATCTGCACCATCTGCAATAGTTACTGCAGCACCGCCGCCACCGCCGCCACCAGCTTGAGTTGCTTTATCCCAGCTTAAAGTTCCTGTATTCCAAACAAAAGTTGCTACATTCAATAATCCATCGGACGATGTAGCAAGATCATAATCACCAGTAGTGGGATTGTAAATTAAAGGAATTTCAGCTCGCGCATCCGATGCATTAATAAATCTTAATCCAGGTGTTTGCGTGACTGAAGAAGTCATTCTGTATCTCCACCCATTAACAATTGCATCTTATATGCATAAGGATTACGCAATGAAGATTCTAATTGTTTGGCTTGAGATACATTAGCTCCTTTATAAAGATCCATCATCCATTTGTTAAAGTTCGCTTGCTTTCCACCGAGTGAGATATATTTTTCAGCAAATTGATTTACTTGTGTATCAGATGGTGAAGTTCCAGCAAGCATTGTAGATTTAACAGCTTCAGATAATCCTTGAAGTTGTTTACGTCTTGAACTTTCATAGTAATTAACTCTGAAAAGTGCATCATTCGTTACTGCTTCATCAAGTGGTCTGCCACCTGCAAGTCTAGTTGTAGATGCCCATTGCATTAAATCATGTGAACTTAAAATTGAACCTTTGTTAGAAGTTGATACGACCTGACCTGATACAGTAGTTTGAAGAACTTGTGCAAGTCCAGCTAACGGTCTTGAAACACCATTATGTTCGAGACCACGTAACATTGATTCCCAGACAGAACCACCCATTCCAATATTTGAAACTGTCTCTTTAACTGATCCTAAGAATTTTCCCCAACCTGCAATAATAGGGACTTCTTGAAGATTAGTAGGAATTATAGTAATCTGACGAGGATTAATATCACCACGAGAATAAATATTAGCTTGAAGAATATTAGAAGGTAGTCCATAGAGTAGGAAATCTCCACCAGCACGACCTAACGCACCATAAGTTTTATCATATAAATCTGTATGATCTTTGTTTCCTGAAAGTTGTCCAACAACGTGCGTATTGATGTATTGGAATGCAGGGAGACTTTGGACACCATATAATGTTGACTGGAGCCCAACCAACATTGCCAAATCTTTCCTACTTCCTTCCGCGACGTATCGGAATAATTGTTGAATGAGATTAAACTGATAAGATTGGAATAATCCAATGGCCTGTCCAATTGGCCCTTGAAAGATAAGTGGCCTTTGGGAAGCAATGATGTTTCCTTCAACACGATTGACAAATGTATTAATATACGTTGCTGCTTCAGCTCTGGAGAGCAAATTATTTTTAATTCCCAGTTCAGTAATCTGTTCCATCACATTTGCAGAAATGAAGCGGTTAAATTCTTCTGCAAATTTATTTCCAGTCAATGCCTCGCCCGTGTCTGCAAGACTTTTAGCTCTCGCAAAAGCTTTCGACATTCGTCCATTAAGATCTGTAACTGTTTCTGTTCCTTTGAGTGTGAAGTCGTCGAGGATAAGTTTGAATTGCTCAAGACGGTCTTTGATATAGCCCGCATTTTTGTACTTAGTAATGAGCGCATTATCTTGATCTTTAAAGAAGTTTCTAATAGCTTGGTTTACAAGTTTAGTTGGCGCAAGAATGTCATCTACAGTACCTGGAACAATAACTTTTGCTAAACCTGCTAACTCTCCAGCGACTGCTGAGTTACCTTTACGAATAGCATCTGTTAGATGTTTGAGTTCAGTTCCTCTAAGAATGTTTGATCCAATAGCATTGTTGAGTGCATTAAGTGGATCAAGACCTAAAACAAAGCGACCAAGTACAGCATTTGCACCGCGCACAAATTTTGTTAATTCTCCGCGGGGTGCAGCATGATTTGATAACTCATACATTCCTGCATCATACGCAGGCAAGAATGCAGGCTTCATTCCAAACTCATCCATTGCTGCATTGACACGATCTAATTCTGCAGGCGTCTTAACACTGTTCCAAACATTTCTAATTCCAGAGACTGCTTTAGAAACAGCAGAATCGAGTAACTTATTTGCAGAATAGAGGAGAGGATACTCACTGATCTTAGAAATATCTAATGCAGTCTTAATGTAGTTAAAATATGGATTGTCCTGAGTTTTCTCAAGAGCCTTTGTAAATGAACCGAATTTCGATGTTGCAACTTGAGAGTATGCCGTACCAAGATCTTCAAGCCAATTGAATTGTGGTTCATACATTAACCTCATAGTTTCACGGGCTAAAGTATCATCTGAACGTAAATGTTGTTGCAAAATATCATTAATAATCTTCTGCGGATCGGTCTTAGCAAAAAAGTTAGAGTAAATACCTTTGTTATTCAAATCCGCAGAGATATAATTCTCATGCAACCCGCGAGAATATTCATGTTCCCCACGAGCAGCAGATAATGCTTCTGATTCCTTTTTAGTAACGACCTTATAGTTTGAAGGTACACGGTCAATCAATGCAGAAAGATCTTTTTCTGTAGCCGCATGAAGCATTGAAACATGACCAGATCCAGAAACTTTAGGATCAGTTACAAATGCATAATGAGGATATTCTGAAATGTTTGCACGAATAGGAGTAAATACAGAAGTGTCTTTTGCATCTGTATGTCCTTGAGCTGCACGAATTTCAGAAGTATACCCGCGCCTCTGACCCTCTCGTGAGATGTGTGCTTTAATCACATCACGAGCTTCAATGTTTCTAATGTAGATTAATTCATTCTCAGGCACATTGATAAGGTCAACAATCGTTTTCTTGCTAAGAAGGATTTCTTTTCCTTCAGCATCTAAACCAAGATCCGGACCGCCGAACTTTTTATGTGCCTCTTTTGTAATTAACCCGACTTGTCCACCTTCTTCATAATAAATCCAATCTTTACCTGAACGAAGGACTTTCTGATTAACACCTTCAAATTCAATAGCTGCTTCAGGTTTGTTACCCATTCGCATCAATGAACCTTCAAGTAAGTCTTGAGTATCCTTACGAAGTAATTCTTGTCCTTGTTTCGTCTTCCCACCAAGCCATGCCATCATAGAACTAAGAGAACCATAATTAGCATTCTCTGAAGAAACTAATCTTGGACCAGAACCAGTACGAGAAGCAGTAAACAAGGTAGAATCAGAGATGGCAGGCAAAGAACCAACAAGATCATTGCCAAAGATACGTGCTCCAATTCTCCTCCCGGCTTCTTCATATAACTTTTGTTTCTGTTTATAAAAAACTAATGCATCGGTTATAGTGCCATCGGGTTGAAGTTTATCAAGACGATAAGTTACTTTAGCCCACTTGGGAAGATATTTTGGATCAACTGCTTCATCAAGATTCTTAGATAAACCTTTTGATTCTAGCGTACTAAGATACGCACGATTTGTAGATTGCATAGCAAACAAATCGTCAACATCATTAGTTCTTGTGCCTTCAAGATACGAACGTTTAACATTAGTAATCGTACCAATAGCTTCAGTACTCTCTGAGGCCATTAATTTTCCTGCAACATATTCCTTAGTGCCGCGAATATATTGTTCAAGTTCTGCTTTAGAATTAAATCCTTTATTGCCGGCGGTGGTAGAAACTTTAATCTGATCCCAAATGTTATCTTTCAGCGCTCGTTCCAAAACTGGAATATCAAACTCACCAATAAGAGTTCCAGGTTTAATTTTCTTCAGAATATCTTGTGCCCAAATGTGTCTTTTCTCAGCAATGAGATAAAGAGGTTCTGTTGAAGGAATCTTAAGCAACGGATTCCAAGGTTCTTCAAGAGAAAAATCTGCTTTACGAATTGAAGAAAGAATTTGTTCTTTTGAATCAAAGATATCACCGAGTGTTCGGAGCGTCGGTGCATTTGCAATTGTATTCCCTGCATCTTCACCAATGAGCTTTACGTAGCGATTAGAGAATCCAGGATCTGGTTCTTCTTTGATAATCGCTTTGGCAACTGCTTTATCGCCGCGAGATAATTTGTTAATTCTGGTGATTTCATCAGCACCAGCAAAATTAGAAAACATCTGAATATGAGAAAGACCTTGTGAAGTATTAGCAACTACATTACCAAGTTCTTTATCTTCAGGAGTTATTGCATGAATATTAGTGCGAATATCATTGTTATTTCGTTGAATTTTTTGTTCAGCAAGTGTTTTATTTACTGCATAATTATTCTGAACAATTGTCCCATCTGCACGACGAAGCATAACTGGAACAGCGGTGAGATCACTATCCTCAGCAAGAATAATAATCCTTTCTACTGGATCAGTAATGTCAGCAAACTTTGGCCGAGACGTAAAAGGCAATCGTGCAGCATCTTCAATCTTGATTGCTTGCTTTAATGTACCAAAAGTTTTAGCGGCACTAAAAGCACCACCAATAGCACCACCGACAATACCACCCACAGCGATATTCTTAATAATATCAAATCCATCTTGTGGCTCCAAGATTGGTGATTTAAACATTGTTGCTTGAACCGCAGTTTCAAATGCGGCGGCCTCAAGAACATTTTGCCAAAGTCCAGATCCAAGAGCTTTAGCAGTTTGAGCATTGAGAAGTTTATGAGCACTTAGGGATTGATTAATAACATCTACAGCAGAAGCAACATATTGCTCTGTTTTGGGAAGCAGAAGTCCTGTACCCCAAGAAAGATTTTTACCAATAAATCCAGATTGTGTTCCAGCTTTTAATGCAGTTTGTCCAGCATTAAAAAGTTTAACTCCACCAAGTCCTGGAATTAACGACCCCAGAATAAAACCACCAAAATCAGCAGCATCAGTGTTTTGTCTATAATATGTACCAAGATCGGAATCAATAGAACTAATCCAATTTTGAGTGTTGTTTTGGGAGACATCTGCACCAAACCAATTAGCTACATGAACTGCAGTATTATAAAAACTGTTTGCACCGCTGAGAATTGATGTGGCAATAAGTGAACCACCATTACCAACTTTTTGTCCCCAACTGGCGGGATCTAACCAGGACGTACCAATATTGCCATAATTATGATTATCAGCAGCAAGGATGTGACGAGCTAATTCAGCCATTTAGCGCGTCCTTCCATATTCTAAAGCTTTCTTATTGAATGCATCATAATTTACAGATTTAGCCAATTCTTTAGAAAGCCAATTAGATACAGAAATAGGATCAGTAACATCAATCCTATCACCAAAAGTTCCCATGTTAACTTGAAGAGTTCTGCCAGCTTTTGGAGGAACCAATCCAAGTGATGTAAGACCTTTAGCTTGAAGATTAATCATTACAGCTTGACGATAAACAGTAGAAATATCAACAGCTTCTTCAAAAGTTAATGTCTTGTCCTTAAACCCTTTCATAACCATTTGCATAACAATTCTCGGATCAGACATGTCCGCATTTGCGTCTGTCAAAGGTTTAAGAAATTTTGTATAAATAGGACTAATAGCAATTGCAAAAGGTGGAGGAATTTGCCGGGGATCACCAGCAGGAGAACCTAAATATTGTTTCAGATCACCAACATAGAAAATATTATCTGGATTCTTTGTAACATTCATATATTGTTGTTCCATCAATGAATCAGCCATATCATTGATAGCTTTATCAACAACTTTCTTATTCTTTTCATTCATGTATCTAGGATTACTCATTACTGCATTTCTTGCAGCATTGATTAATCTAATAGTTGCAATCTTAGAATCACCAGGTTGTGCTTCAGGGTGAGCAGTTAATGCATCAACTGAGTCTGCTGCCGAAGTTCCAATCATTGCAACACCGGTAACTTTTGTTGCACGCCCACGATCATACATTTCAAGTAATTCTGCTTTACCTGCCTTAAATTGGGCAATAATAAATTTAGCTTCGCGCGGCTCAACTGTAGGTAAACCTAATGCAGCATATCCAACATTAATATTTTCCAGAACATGTTCTTCCATCTGCTTGCCTTCGAGGCGAGCTTCATTAATAATCTTACGTTCTTCTTTATCCCACTCAAACTTTTCCCGGCTAAAATTAAATTGCTTAAGTGCAAGATTATGTTGTGCAACTGCCATTTCAGCATTCTGAGCTTGAAATAGCAAAGATAATTGTTCTTTAGTTAACTGTTGTGCACGTAACATTGACTCTGTACTCATCTTTACAGATTCTAATGCAATTTTTTGGACGTTAGCATTTGCTTCAGAAGCAGCTAATCTTGTTGCAGCTTCAGCGGCGGCAGCAGTAATTGGAGCTTCTGCAGCTTTATAAACTGAACTAGCTTCAAGAACAATTTTATTGATCTCTGCAACTTGTGAATTAATCAATTGAGAAGTTCCAAGACTCTTTCTAAAATCTCTGCGAGCTTCAGCGACACCGCCAAACTGTGCAGATAAGAATCCCATGAAATCATCAGTAATGCCAATGTCAGCACGACGATGTAATTCTTCGTAAGTCTTATTTGTTTGCTTAATTGCTGCCTGTTTCTTTGCTGCCAACTCAACAAGAATATTGGATGGATTTACAGGATCTGCACCAATAGCTTGAACCACTTGAATAGTAGCGCTCTGAGTGTTTAATTTCGCGGCAATCTCAGCAGCTTTAACTGTTGCTTGATCTTTTGCAACAGTTTCATAAATACTCTGAACACCTTGTAGAAGTTTTTGAGCTCTAAACTCATTACCTGCTACAGCTTCCTGGACATTTTTTCCAGAAAGAAGAGTTTCTTCAAGCTGTGCGGCGACGATTGCGGGTAAGTCCATGAATCACCTTGCAGATTGGTTCACCGACATTAACACAAATCCAGCCAGTAAATGAAAACTGACCGAATAGTACGTAAGTATATCTACGAATGGCAATAAATTGAGCAATCCTTGTAATCATTAGATTCGAAGGAATTCTCTTTGCCACCCATTTTGCCCAAATATGATAGCCAAGAATTGTTTCAACAGGCAGAGCAGAAAACTGTCTTTGCCCGCGAAAATATAATCCTTCATCCAATAAACCATTCTCATAGAGAACAGTACAGATAATTGATTTCTTTTTCTTTGTTGTCTGGGTTTCTGAACTCGTTTGTGGTGCTTTAGCTTTAGCAATCTCTGCGGCGGTCGTTGCTAAAAGATCAGCAAACTTTAATTGTTTTGTACTAGATTTGTATCCACCAGATGCAGCTTCTTCTGATGCAATTGCAGATACACCGCCCTGACCAGCAAGCATTTGATAAATGAAATCATTTAGAGCATTATCAGAATATTGAGTCTGAGCTGACTTATTTGTCGTAGTAGTAGTTCTTGATGGAATAATATCAAGGATTGCATTCCCAATTGGAGCAATCATTCCACCACTAAAAGATTCAGAAATTGCCGGTGACGGCTCTGAATAATCCATTCCAGGTTGACGATCAATACTAACGGCCATATTTAATTCTCCCGATCAGATTACAAATCGGTTGACCAACATAAACAGTCACAGCCCCAGGAAAATTAAATCGTCCGCTAAGAATATAAAGATACCTAGAACGAAAAATATAGCCAAGAACAATACTAAGTACTTTAGAGTGTTGCATACGTAAGGCGAGGGATTCTGCAAATGCCCAGTATCCAAGTTTTGTATGTCGTGGAAGCTCATTGAAAGATTCCTCACCAGCAGCATAAATCAGTGGATGTACTTGTCCTTGTCTGAGAAGTTCAGTACAAATATAAGATCGTTTAGTCTTACTATTTTGTTGGACTGTTTCTACCGTCGGAGCAGTTACAGTATCATATGCACCAACTGCACGTTTTGTAAGTTGTTTCGTAAAGATATCACCAAATTGTCCCTTAGCCAATCCGCTATCTTGAGATACAATTTGGTTAATAATTCCAGCAAAATCCTCGCCGCTAAGACTTCGCTGAGTAACTTTCCTTCCAGATGTCTTAGTTGTTTGAGTTGCTGTAGCTCGTGCGGTATCAATAATTGCCGCGGCTGCGATCACATATGGATTACCAGAAGCTGCAGATGCGGCAGTTAATTCATAGGCCATAATTACCTCGCTACCAATTTGAGTAGAGCTGGTGCATTGGCTAAGGTAAAAATACCAAGAGCAGCCAACCAAATACCAATTCCACGATTAATCCATTGATCAACTTTTTTATCTAATTTAATTGTTGAAGTCTCATCGACAGCCATTCTATTTTCTAAACTTCCAAGTCTTTTACCTTGTTCTGCTTGTCGTTCTTCTAATAACACAGAAGGTTTAATGTCGTGTCGAAGTTCACGAATCTCTTGGATAAGTCTATCAATATCTGCCGATGTTGCTGCTTCACTCATGGTACAAGTCCTTTAGAATACGTTCTATCACGATTCAATGTTAAGACTTGTAGACGATTTTTTCCAGCGGGGTCCCAACCAATGTGAACCCAAGTTTTTTCATAAATCAACTGATCGTATTGAAGTTCTTGATCCTGCAGCATTAGATATGCAACAATCTCTTTCGGAGTTCCAAATTTCGGCGCGATAAAGTCAACTGCCGTACCTTTTGGATGAACTGATCTATTTGAAGAACCAACAGCAATATTAAGTTCAGGACAACGATACCAAGAAGAAACAAGAATACCGCAACGTTTTTCTTTATTTAATATTGCTCTTACATTCTCCATTTTTAACCCAATCTCAAATATTGTTTGCTCTAACTCATCAGGAATAGTATTATCAATATTCCTGTGATTAGTATGCTCAGCCTCTTCCCAAGCAAAGTTTTCAGATAATCTAGGAAAAGTATCTCTAATCTTTCCCATATTAAATCCCTATAGCAAACCAAGTAAGTGGTTGAGTTTCTGAAAGAGCACCTTCTGTTTGCATAGTAACAGTAACATCATTATTTGATGCAGCAACCCAATTTAATGTTGTAGCAAAACCAGAACCACCACCAGTAACAGTTAAACCCAACCATAAACATCTTTGAGGAAAAGGTACATTAAGTGGAATAACTACAGTACCATCAGTAGTTAATTCAGGAACTCTTCCCCCTTGAAAAATTAATCCTCCAACTGTTTGATGCCAAGCAAATATATCTCCACCTACAGCAAGTTGTGTAACCCCAATAGTTTCTTGTACATCTTTTGGATTAACTTTTCCAGCAAAAGGCATAACTGCATTAGAATTAGCCATGATTACATATGGCCTTCAATTTGACATTTTAATTCAATAGATGCAAGATCAAATGCTCCAATAAAACCAATACGAAAACTCTTACCAGTTACGTGAGCCAAAGTTTTAATCAATGATCCTTGATCTAATATTACATATGGAGTTACACGTTGAGTGATATCAAAATTCTTTCCATCATATGAAGGATCTACAAAAAGAGTTAAATTTTTAGTCCCAGCAAGAGTCCAACCTAATGTAGTATCTTGAGCAGATTCAATATCAAGTTCTTCTAAAGTAATCAATCTATCTCGAACATATTGAAATTTTCCAAGAATGAGAACACCAGAATGTTCAATTGCTGGTACTTCTCCACCAGGTTCTTGAAGATTCATTCTTGTGTATACTTTATATGTAAATTGACTAAGTTCTGGATCAGATCCATTAACAAAATAAATATATTGATCAACAAACCAAACATCAGTATGCTCAATTTTTAATTTTCCAAGACGGTCTAATAATGAATCCCAAACGAAACAATAAAGGAATAAAGGTTTTCCTGACATAATAGTATCAGGTGCTGGATATGTAGTTTCTGTTGCATAAGAAATAAATAAATATCTATCTAATATTGTAGAGATTTTAAATATTTTTCTATTACTTACATCACTAACAAAAGGAAATTCAATTAGTTCAACATCATTAATTGAATCATTCCAAGCATCAAATGTATCATCATATGTAAGATAATCAGATAATTGACTTAAAATATTTTGTGCATTATCTAAAGTTACTGCTTGAATTTGTCCATTTGAAGATAAAACATACTGTGCAACAGAATTAACATCTCCAGCAACTCCAGTAGAAGCATGGAAAATTATATCAAATACACCACCACTATTGGGAACTTCCCGAAATCTCCAAGGATAGGCACGATTACCAGTATAAGAAACACCAATAGCATTATTGGCAGTATAAATAATAAATCCTGCAGGATGCGTAACTGCCCAACGAATCTGTGAAGTCAAGGCAGTTGGAACTTCTTGGCCGGCCCCAGATACAAGAGATGCAGTAAAATCTAATGCATTAGTAAGTGAAGACCAAAAGACTTCATGTTTATAAACAAGCACTAAATAATTGTATGAACCAAGAATACAAACAAGAAGGTTATTTAACACTGCACCAGTTATTGATGCAGTTACATCAGTAAACTCTAAAGTATCTGTACCTTGATTATATTCTACACTGTATAAAAGTTGGTTGGCTCCACCAAGAGAACTGGCGTCACCAATTATGTGAATATATAAAACCCCTTGAACAAATGCCCAAGAAATATGATCAGGATAAATAGGATTACTAACATATCCAGTAGTATTGTTACTATAGGCTTGGTCTGGAACAAATCTTTGAAACCACAATTCTGGAACAAAAAGAATGTCAATTGCACCAATAAAATGAATTGTTATTTGTTCTACAATGTCCAATGCTCCTACAATAGGAACTGGAACAACAATAGTTTTAGTAATTGAACCTAGAGTTGGATTAATATCTTCATCTACTATAGCCTGCATTCCAACAGATCTATACCCATCTGGAGTTGGAAGGACATTCTCCATGTAAAGAGCTTGTGGAATACCTACAGAGTTTTTTAATCCCTCACCTGGAGGATCTACACGTCGATCATAATTTTGATCAGCTCCAGGATTAATTACACTTCTCCCAGCTTTAGCTTGAGTAAGTGCAAACTGCGAAGAAGATAAATTTGCGCGATATGGTACTTGTGCCATAATTATGGAAATGGTGTAACTGCTGGTATATAATTAGCAGAATAACGTAAAGCTCTTGTTATTCTTACTTCATCAACTTGACCATTCCAACCTTGATTTTGATTGGCGTCATTACCAATTCTAAATAATGCTGCAGAACTTACACCAACAACTGGTGGTACTGCTTGAGCAACTATATTGCCATCTATAAATACTTTAAGACCATTTGCCACATTAAGAGCATTTACACATACAGCAAAAGCATACCAAGTATCTACCACAGGGATAAATCCAGTATTAAGTGAATTACCTCTAAAAGAAACAGACAAAACACCAGTAGCAGCACCTGTATTAATAGTACAAAAATATGAGCCACTTACTAAATCTGAACCAAGTAGGAATCTATTAACACCTCCACCAATTGCTGCAGCTCTAAGACGACATTCAAAAGTAAAATCTCCAGACCAAAGACCACTAGAGCCAGTTCCTGGATATGAAACTCTACCAGTAGAACCGCCGAATTGTACAGCATTTCCAAATATTGCTGGGGCACCTAAAGTTGGTGTTGGTGTACCTGCAACAGTACCAACTTGACCTGAAACTGAATCATTAAAATTAGAATCGTAATGAGCAAGAAAGTAATTATCAGTAATGAATGGATCTACTAATAGATTATAACTTTTAAGTAATCTAGGATAACTCATAAGTCAAAACCAACCATATAAAGAATCAAACCTTTGGCGCCGGTGCCTCCTGCATCTAAATCAAAAGAAACTTCCTGACCTATAGAAAAATCATAGAAAGAAGGTGTAGGTGATCCAACTAATACGTACGGAGTTGCTGCATTTGTATTATCTTTTTCATTAGCATCAATCGATAACTTTGTTGTTAAAATTGATACAGTATCAACATTAATATCTACTGTTACGAGCCCTGAAGATGAAACTGCAAACAATGAAGCATAGAAAGCCAAAACTCTAAATGGAGCATATACACGAAAATAACCAAGTCCATTTGCTGCACTAAGTGGTGTTACCATATCACTCAGTGCAATTTCTTTAACTAATTTACTACTAAGAACGTCACCAAGTGCTCCTGGAGTCCAAATTGTTGCACTCATTTAATACCCCGTAGTCCTAGAGTTACTCATAATTATATCTCCAGCAAGTCCTCTATCATTTTTACCGTCGCCCCAAACAATTGTTCTCATCGCTGCAGCTTCAGAATCTTTACCTGTTCGTTTGAAAATGGATGATGCAGCATCATTGATAATTGCATAAGGATGATCCACTGCAATCCAGGAATCAAAAGATAAAGATGTAATATCAGGATACCTAAAACATCCATATAAGACATATTGCAAAGCAGAGTCAGATCTAATGTTTAACAAATTACCGGCTACATAATAAACATTCTCTCGAAGCACATTATATGAATCGAGAGAGTTTTCAGGAACTACAATGTCTTCGATAAAATTACCAAGTGCTCCAGTAACATCAGATTTTCTAAGGTATTTATTTGCTCTCCATCGTGGAATCAAAGATTTAATATCTACTTGTTGAATTGTTTCTGGTGAACCGAAAATTAAGCCAGTTTCGAATAAATCTTTATAAAAGAAATCTAGTTGATGCAACTTAAGTGTTGCCTGTTTAATAAATTGGTCAGTTAATGCAACCAAATCAGGCCGACTAGTGACCGCATAAACTCCACTGACCAATTCAGATAAAGTCATTTATGCACCTGGTGTCAGCATACTTTTAACTGATGCTAACATTGCTGATCCAGAAGGCATTCCACTTGCTGCAACTGGAGCAATCCCTTTAGTAGATTGAGGAGTTAACTTTTGTGTTTCAGTATTTCCTGCATCATTATTCGGATTAGTTGCCGCCATCTCAGCAAGAATTTCGCGCCGAATCTGTGCACGAAGTTTCTCATTTGGATCTTCTAGTTTTGGATCAGCTTCCATTTCTTCAGAATCCATATAAATAAATGGATTCCCAGATTTAATTTCAGCTTCACAATATGCAATAACTTCATCAAGATCAGTAAGCATTCGTCCATCAATGAATCGAACAACTCTACCATTAGGTAGGCAGAGTGAATTCATCTTGATCCGCGATTTAAAGACTCGATGAAGATTTGTAGTTTCAGTCATTCTTTAGCTCCTGGAGAGGTTAATGGTCAGAGTTTTTTGTTACCCCAGAACTCTTACCAGAAAACTGCGGGGTTCTCCAGGAAGGAGTACTAACCCTGAATTAATTTAAATTTTCGTTCATCTTGCACAAGATGTGTAATCGCCGGAGAATCTACAGCAACTTGCCCTGTAGTTCCATTTGGTGTTAACACGGTTGGAGATCCACCAGTACGAATTGTAATAGAAGAAATATAACCTGGATCAGTGGTTAACATTCCTGGAGGGTTAACTTGTAGAGTCGCCATCTTCTGGTTCTCCTTCCGGTTTCTGGATGGAAACTAATACATCTTCAGTGAAGTCAACTCCAAGTTCATCTCCTTCTTTAAGAGTTTGCTCACTTGTAATTTCTCCCAAGTAAGCAACTTGAAGTTTGACTTCACCATCGCCTTCATAACGACAGACGATTTTTCCCATGTTAACCTGCCGTTCCTGCGGTTAGATTAAAGATGATACCATTTGCAGGTGGATTCTTAACAACACAAGTCAATTCAGAGGTGTAAGTTCCACCTTGTGCGTCAATACCATTGTCAGTTGCATTCTCCCCATCGTTGTTGAAATACTTATGTTGTGTTTTCCGATTGCCAAGATAAGCAACACGGAAAGTGGAAAGATCAACTGCAACAGCCATCTTGGCCCAACTTGCATTGGAATTGAACAACGGATGTTCAATCATTCGGAAAGTGCCGCGAGCAGTTTTGAACGATTGGAATTGCAAACCATATCCAGTCATTCCATCAACAAGTTGGTACGTTCCATTCAGACGTCCAATATCATTGATAACTCGGCGTGCACCACCACCTACGAAAAGAACCCGTTCATTACCAACTTTTGGATCAGTTGATTGATTGAACAAAGGTTCCAACGCATTTTGTAGTTGCGTATAATTGGTGGTTGCACCGGCAGTTGTGACGTTAACTGCGGCATAGCTCGGAGGATAGTTGGAAAGAGTTGAAACGATATTGATCAAACCATCCATAGTACGGAACGGTTGACCATTTCTCGTGCCTTGGAACTTTTGGCCCCAAAACAGATTCTTCTCAATATCAACTGCGTGGAATGCAGCACCATCCATCTTGGATTCTGCAACATTCGTCTCACCAGCAATTACCAGCGTAGCTCTTACCGAATCAGAAACTGCCCAGGTATTACGCAAAATCTGCGTCAGATTGGTAATCCGAACTGGGTTAATAACAAGAGCATTCGGCCGGGTCGAACTTTCTTCAAATGCCGAACCAGTCTGGTAAATCTTAACACCAGCACCAGCAGCGGCGGCTGCAACTGTACCAATTCCACGTTGAACACGAACTGACGTTGCAGAAAGAATTGCATCGACAAGAATCTGTTCGCCAGTGGAATCCACACGCATTAACATTCCAGGAAGAACGTTAGTTGTGGAAACAACAATCAAAACTGTATCAGCAGCACCCGGAATACCTGCACCACCTAAGGTGAGTTCCGGGAACAACATGGTTTTCGTAAAGAATCCATGTTCGGTTTGAACTGCAGTTTCAGAAGGCAACATTGCTGTCATACCAAACAACGGTGCTTGACCCATCGGCATAAGCCGAGTAATCATTCCTGCAAATGATTTCTTTGCAAAATCAACAGGAAGATTAGCAGAAGTAAAAATGCCAGTAGACATTTATTGTTCTCCTTTACAGCGCACGCAGCGTGATAGTGGCAGCCCCAGTCCGAGTTAGAATAACTAACTGGAAAGTATTAGCCAAAACAGTTGCACGACCTGCCAAAGTTACACCAGCAGCAGCTACCCAAGTTCCTGCCAAAGCAGTAGTAATGGATACACAGAACATAATACTATCACCAATATCCATTTCTGGAAATGCGGCAATAATAGCTACGGCAGTGTCAATTGTCAAGGTTCTACCAGCAGTAAAGCCAGTGTACTGAATAACACCACCGTGAATTTTTTCCACAGTGACGATATCATTAGCATCAACAGCAATTACAGTAGGAGATGGAAAAAGCAAACAATCACCAGATGCTGTAGGTTTTTGCAAACCTCCCAGATACCCAGCAAGTTGAGATAACATGTAAATTCCTTTATTGCGTAGGAGGAGTTAAGAAGGATTCCCAATCATCATCTGCTTCCCCAGTTTGTTTAGGACCGGACTTAGTTTTAGAAGCAGCGGGTTTTTTACCGAAAGATTCTGCGAATTTCTCCACATATTTTTCGGCCATTTGTTGAAGTTGCTGTGGTGTTGCATCTGGATGTTTTTCCAGAATATTGGCTTTCAAACCCTCAATGATCGGGGCAACTGCTGGATCCTCAAATAAAGGATTCTTGTCACGTAAGCCAGCATCAAGATTTAATGCTTTTAACATCGCTGGAATCTCACTTGCAAATTCCGAACGAGCTGCCTTCAATGCTTCTTTTGTAATTGCTGCTGCAGCTACAGCAGATTGTCCATAAGTTTTTTGTGCAATTAAATTCATGGCCAGAATATTTGCTGCAACT